TTCATGTCCCGTATAAATTTAATTACTTCTGGGTCTTGTTGCGGGTTACTAGTAGCCGCTGGACGTTGTGCTTGTGCCTCGGTATTTGACATGCCCTGTGGTACGCCGTTCATACCCCCCTGCGAAAAACCAATGATCCCACCTTGGGCACGACCAATAGATTGCATGTTTTGGGCAGGATTAGCGGAGATACCTTGCGCCATTTGTGGGCCTTGCGCCATTTGTGGTCTTGCTTGTTGCATACTACGCTGTCCCTGTTGCATAACCCCCGGAGATACCCTTGCTATTGGCGATTGAGGCATGGCTTGACTCTGCAACTTTTGTTGCATTTGTTGTATTAAGTTAAATGGCGGTATGCCCGGTTGGGGGTTCATGCTTTGTTGTCGATTCTCTGCTTGCGCCATACGAGTCATTTGATTTAAAGCAATAGCTTTTTCCATACTCGGAGCAAGTTTTTGGCTAGCCTGTAACTGAGGCGCGCCGAGGCTTTTTAAATTTTCTATCTCGCCGCTAATAGGGCCATTACTTTGGTACATAATCTTAAATCTCCTATGGCCCGTCTTATCCGGGGAAGTAGTCTTTATACTTATCGTAAATTTGAGTTATCGCATCAAAGTACCCCAACCCCTGAGAAAGGCTGCTTGGCTCTACGTAAGTCATGTCTTGTGCTTCTATAGGTAAGCCCTGCAATAGAGATTGTTGGTACTGGACCATTTTATAGGGGTTATCCCGTTCTTCTCTAAACTGCGCGTAGTCTGCTGCAACACCCTGCTGCTCAATGTCTCTTTGTACACCGCCTGCACCCTGCTGCGCAGCAAGAGCGCTTAAACCGTAGCGGTTAGTCATGTCCTGTGCCTGCTGTGCGCGATCTTGCTCGGTATTAAACTGCCCCATACCTTGAGTGTACGCTGACTGCATGCCTGTACCGTAGATGTCAGCAAGGTTTCTAAGCAAGTTGCGTTGTCCCTCAGATTCCATGATAGCTTGACGTGATCCACCAAATGCACCGGCTTTACCCAGCCTACCTGCATTGTTCACGCGCTGTATCTCTGATTGCCTCTGAGCTTCGGCTATTTGTGGTTCTAAAGCAGCGTTCATAAAAGGAGACATATAGTCTTGAGCGGTACTGCCCGAGGTAAAACTCGTAGGAGTAAACCCACCCATCTGCGCAGTTGGCGTGTTAAGGCCCGCAAGACCTTGAAACGCTTGAGTTTGAAGTCCCGATTGCCCCGCAGTTAAAGGTCCGCTGTAGGCTTGATAGGGCTGGTTTGCAATTGCCTGTCCCTTACCGAGCATACTTGTTACATAGGGGGCTGCCCAACCTGATAGGGATTCTGTGGTACTAGCTGGTTGTCCTATTGGATCGCCGATTGCTGAACTCATAATTATTTCCTCACGCCAGATACTTGTTGGGGTCTATTTGACGCCCTTGTTCGGGGTTACCTGTACGGTCTGTACGTACTCGGTCCATCATGCTGTATAGGTTTTGCGCGCCTGCTTCAGAGTTACCGTTGCCTAAGTGACTTACTACGTCAGCAGGAACTACAAACTCCCCATCGCTCAGTGCAGCAGGTTGGTTGTTATCTATCGTGGCTGGAATCTGGTCTGCCATACCGTCTGTTGGGCCGCCTAAGTAGTAGCCGTTTACGTTGCCGCCTTGAGCATAGCCATACTGCCCCATAGCTTCTTGTACCTGCTCAGCGGTTAAACCCGGATACCGGCTTTGGTAAAACTGCGCTGCGGTCTCAGGAGTAAATATCCCCATGTCTATTAACCTAGCCACCATATCATTAGGGGCGTCTTGTAGAGCACCTGTTACCCCCCGTTGTGCAGGAGTCATGCCCGAACCTACAGGCAAACGACGACTTGCCTCAGACACTAACTCCGTCTGGCTACTTAAAAGGTTAGCAATCCCCGAGGCATCTTGGCTAGACGGTGTGTAGTAAGGCACTTGAGTAGACGCGGCAGTGGCTGTACTTTGGGCGGCGGGGATTGTACCTCTAGCCGGATTAGCTAAATTTGCAATACCAAATCTGTTAGCTTCTTCTTGAGCAAGAAGGTTTTGGGCGTCCACCCTAGCATCAAAAGCATTATCATAGCGCTCATCGTAAGCGTCTTGCGTTTCAGTGTCAGCTCTATCCCCTAAATTGGGAGGACTGACATAGCGTACATCACTAAAATAACGCTGCCCACCACTACCCGGCCTACGAGTTTCGTCGTAGGTATTCGGCACAGCCGCACGGGATGCTTTAAAATTTGGGATTACGGCGTCTACCATACTAGCCTCGTTGGTTCCCTAGGAACCGGATAAGTTCTTCAATATCATAATCCTGCACTATACCACCTTCTGCATAGCCTGCGTATAGGGCAGCAAGGAGGTCTTCTTCGTTTTCTTGTGCTTTAGGGGCAAATATAGTGTCCCCAAACGCCTCAAAGAAATAGTCAATGTCTACTTTCTCGCCCGGCTCTGTGCGCACACCGAAGAAACTCGGGGCAGCTTCAGGTACTTCTGGCACTTCTGGCACTTCTGGTGGCTGCTCTGGGGGCACTTCGTCCAATATGGGCGGCACTTCTTCGTCTGCTACGGGTTCAAAGGTAAAAGGATCGCCGATTATGCGTCCAGAAATAACCTCATCAACAACTTTGTCATCAACAACTTTGTCATCAGGACCAGTACCAGCATCAAACCCATCGCCGATTATGCGTCCAGAAATAACTTCTTCTAATGAGCCAGCGCCGTCGTTTGTCCATTTACCACCACCAAGTATTTCATCATCCTTTTTTGTAGTGTCCCCTAAAGTCAAAGTTTGGTTAGCACTATTAGGGTCTATAATTTCATCGCCAGTAGTAGTTGTAACCCCATCACCAAGCACCTCTTTGTTATCGTCACCTACAGTCAATACTTGGTTCTTGCTATTAGGGTCTAGGGCTTCGCTGCCTGTAGTAGTTAGGACAACTTTGGAGGGGTCGTTTCCGTCTAGTGTGTTTGCTTCAATACCTTCTTTTACCGTTTGAGCTGCACCTATCGCAGCGTTCACAATATCTCCGGGGAGTCCTGTAGAAGCACTAATTACACTGCTTGCGCTTCCTCCTTCTTTGATTACCTTTATTAACTTGTCAACAATCGCACTGCCGGTAGTAGTGATTCCCGCATAAGTACCCCCACCCTGCGTACCCACAGTCCCGCCAAGTACTGGGGTGCCACTTGTCTTTCCGTAAACAGCGGTAGTTTGCCCTGTAGTTGGGTCTATACCCACAGTGTCGGGCATGGCTCCTTCAGGTAAGAAATCTGCGAGCTTATCGTACCCTGCATCTACAGCATCTTTAGCTGTTTTTAACAGCCCTTCTACAAAATCTTGAGCGCCCGCAGCCGCCGCTTTAACTGCATCAAGGCCAGAACCACCGCTTTCAAGAGACCCCATAGCCGAATTAAGAGCAACTTCTTTTGCAGCAGGATCAGTAACACCCGCCTGCGCGATCTTACCCCTCAATATTCCTTCCGCCGCTAGCCTAGCACTTTCGTTAACAAAGCCAGTTTCGTTCCCACCTTGCGAGTTAAGAATGCTGTCAAGCATGTCCTCTGTTCTGGCATCTTGTTGTGCTTGACTAAGAGTTTCTAGGGTAGAGGGCGCGTCTAAAGCCGGGTCTGTCTCAAGAATAGAGTTCAGGTAATCATTTTGCATTGCAGCAGAAACAGCGCTAGTTACTGGGTCTCTAACCCCTTCATACCCTGCAAGCGGATCGCCGTATATATCACTGGCGGTTAAGTTTGCCGCAAAAATATCACGTAATTCTTCACTAGTAAGGGTACGGTCACTTCCTATGCTATCTGTTGTGGGCGCTACGGCCCCATCGGAATCATAAGCATTGGGGTCTGCGCCGAGTAAACTATCTACGTAGTTGTTGTTTTGCGCGTCAACGGTTAAAACCCCACTTCTTATATCGCCCGCACGACTGTACGTCCCCGTGCTCGGGTTATAGACCATACTGTCGTCGTTTAAATAACTCTCAGTACCCATATCTACTCTACGGTGTCGGTAGCGTTTCAGGCAGTGCCGAAACAAAAACTACTGTTAATAAAGTGGACGGCACGGCAGGACGGGGGCTAGCAGCCGCCTGATAATCAATCGTTATGCCTGTATCGTCTGTTGCCCACATAAGTTCTATATACTGTCCCGCTGTTAGGTCCATAGTAAAACTGTATTCAAAGTCGTCTACGCCGCCAGAACCCGCTACTACGTGCATTCTACCAGTATTTGCTATGTCTACTCCGCTCCTACGTACCCAGAACGACAGTTCTTTTGAGTTAGCGTTACTGCTAGTCAGTTCTACCGAAAGTTCAAAGTTGTAAACCCCTGAATAAAGTGGGGTTATTCTCGTCTTCGGTGTCCCTGTTATGCTTATAGCTTCGCCTAAATACGTGTTCTCGAACTGCAAAGCGTAAGCTGTATCTACAACCGAAGCGGTCTGGTCTGTAGTGGAAAAAAACTTAGCGTTAGGGGCTTCTATAAACCGCCCGCCTTGCTCTCCAAATACACTATTAACCGCGTTCGATACTAAGTTAAAGAACAGACGTAGGATGTTGTTCAGGTCGTCCAGATACTGCTTTACTGGCCCCGCCTTGGGTATAGGAAGCGCAGGCGCTGGGACTTTTTGTACTAGCCGCTCAGCCACTAGCCTCTCCTGCCGTCAGGACGCATATCCAAACGCGGTATACCTAGCTTCCAAGCCACACCTATCTCAGTAGACTCCATCGTAAACGCCATCTGCCTACCACGAACTCGAACAAACACTTGACCTGTAAACTTCTCAATAGGCACTGTAGCTGAACGCGTTACCGTAGAAGTGTTAGTTCCACCTTCTGACAGGGGGTTGTTGTACCCCGAACCCGAGTTCTGCATAGGCAATAAAGTCATAGTAGCGGCAGGGGCGCTAACGGTAGACCCGTCAAACGTTACGTCAGGTAACATACGGTTGATAAACATGAACTTATCGCCGTCGTCCAAGTCAAACTCAGAAGAAGTTATTGTAGCTGTAATCGCGCTTGCCGTAGCACCTTCTTGGTTGTCGTAGCCCACTTCATGGTTTACCAAGTTATTACTGTAGGTAGCGGCCATAGGATTCTCTCGAAGGTCCGAGTCTATCCAAGCACTGCGTGATAGCGTGCCGTAATACCAAATATCTTGGAGGTAGTTGTACACCACGTAGCGGTCGTTCTGAGTTACCCCCGCAGAACAGTAGAACCACCAAATCTCATCAAACCGCTCGTTAGTGCCAGCAACTACTTGACCGTACTGTGAGAAGTTAAAGTCGTTAAATACATAGCTGCGAACTGAACAAGGCAGGGTCTTAACCGTACCATCGTAGCTGTAGAACTTATCCGTGCCCATCCAATACGCTATGTTGCCGGAATACACCGCTGCGTTAGTACTGGCTATAGTGATGTTGTCACCGAGTAGCTGCGCACCCCAAACCTCTGGAGCACCTAAGTACTGAAGGCCATAAACAGCGGTGTCAGTCCAAACTAGAATTTCTTGGCGTGCTTGTAATGCGGTAATGATCTCACTACCACGGGAAAGGCGTAGGCTACCGGCTTGGTTAGTAGCGGCAGGCGTCCAATTAGCTACGTCTTCTTGGTCAGACCAACGGATAAGCATAGGGTCAAGAGCAGCAGCACCCAGATCGTTAGCGCCAAAGCAAAATGCAAAACGGAATATGTCCGACACAAAGGCTTTGTTTACTATAGTAGGTACATTAGATGCACCGCTAAGTGAAGACACGTAGACCGCGCGGGTAGTGACTCCGTTGCTTGCATCCCAGTAAAATGGCGAGCCGCCCCGGTATGTAAAGAACAAGTCTTCGCCAAAGTTAGCCTGACTCCAAAGCCGCATAGGAGCGAGTGTAGTACCGCTGTTACCCCAAGTATTGGACCCCCAAGTACCCGCAGACCAGCCAGTAAACGGTACAGCAATTTCACTACCAGTATTTATTTGGTATGTCGCAGTAACAGTACCGCCGCCCGTGGCGCTAGACGATGCGTTAGTAGCAGAAGTTATGTTGTAGGTATCTTCGCTTACAAAGGCAATTTGGAACTCACCGTTTAAAGTAAGCCCACCTACTGCTGAAGCACCGCTAAAGGTAACGAAGTCGTTCTGAAGCGCGCCGTGTGCGTTATCCGTTACAAGAACCGTTGCAGAGCCTGAAGTAGTGGTAAACGGGTTAGTCAGAGTAGCCGTGGCACGAATGGGAGTTACGTCAAAGTAAGCACCGCCACGCTCTATGTAGTACTTGAGGTTAGTGCCTACAGATACAAGGTTTTGCCTTTGGAGAGTAGACCAGTTAAGCATAGACCGGCAGACACCAAGGAACGTTGCCGCAGACAAACGAACCCAGCCGCCAATTTTCTGAGGCATACCCCGTCTGAATCGCACCTTGTCGGTCTCGTACCAACTGCCCTCGGCGGCATAGCGAGTATTCTCGCGGTCAACGCCCGGCTTTAGCTGTAGTTTCTGTAGCGGCATTTCCTAACCTCATTATAGGTACTCACCCATCTCGATCATGTACGCGAGTTCGGTTGAGCGTCCCTTAACATCCCGACTCCACTTGGAGTCTAAAAATTCTAAAGATGCGGTTTTGTAGTCTGCTGCGTCCATAGCAGCTAATGCGCGCCTGAAACCACGAAGTCTAGTGGCACCAAGGTTAAAACTAATGTCAATCATAGCATCTTTTCGCACATCATCAAGACCCCTAAACCACGGATATTCCGAAGAAAGTTCCTTAATAACGCGTACTATGTCGTTCTCTAGCAGGTAGTCGACTTCATCGTCTGACAGACCCATACCGGACTTCGAGATATTCCTACCCACGCCTATAGTTTCGTATCCAGCAGAGCAGAGATAAACGTGGCTTTTTACGCCTTCATGGCGCTTGAGCATCTCAAGTAGTTGTTCGGTCACTAGTCGCAAAGCTCGGCTAGGGTTTTCCAGTCGTCCGCAGTCCAGTTAGAGGTATCCACAGAGGCAGGAAGCTCAACCGTAATTCCGGAAACGTTAGCCCCAAGCACAGCTCCGGCCGCGTTCGTGTTGCCTTTCAGACAGGCCATAGCGTTGTCCTCCGGCGTAATCTCTAAGCTGTTGAGCTGAGTACAAGCAGCTAGTGCGTAGCACGCAACACCTAAAATAAGTACTCTCATGAGAACCATCCTTTAATAGACTGAAACGTACGCACTGGGTAGTACAGAGCGCCTGACTTAAACCGGCCCAGACCTAGTACGCCCAATGCTTCTCGAAACACCTTGTCGGCCTGCTTCTGGTTCTTAACAACGCCGTCGCCGTGGGTGCATAGGTAGTCGTGGACCACTGCCGCCTTTCTGTTCTTGGCGTTAGCAACAGGGACTACCCATCGGAATATTCTGGGTACACTCGCCAGATCAGTGCAATAGCCCGCAGGCACAGTGACTGTACGGCCCATAACGTCACTATAATACACCAGTGGGGCGTGTAGCCGCCATCCACCATCCACAGCCTCGGCAACTAGCGCGGTCTGAAAGTGGCTCATGATACGCACCTAGGGCTTGCTAATAAAACTAAAGTAGGACCCTGTTAGCAGGGCACCTAAGAAAACGTACGTAAAAGCCTTGATTATGGTATTTGCCGCAGTACGTTTGGCCGAGCGCCAAGAGTCTAAAAGGTCACGTATCTCACGCATGTCATGAACAGCGTCGTCGTCTTGTAAACCCACGTCACGTAAGGCTTTTTTAGCCCCCGCCTCCGCAGCACGCTGTATCATTGCTTCTAGCTCTAGCTCGGTCATAACGGTACTCCACTACTTCAATTATGCGGCGTCTTCTTCCAAGCGCGGATCAACCCAGCCT